GTCATCAAGCGTGACACGTCCGCAAAGTACCCGGGGTACATCAAGAACGTGTCTACGATCAACAAACGGAAGATGCCGTGCTGTTACCAAGTGGCTCGCGCGTCGGTCGAGGTCCTCAACGTGAAGGAAGAGGATTCGTATGTCCGTCGCGAGGATGCCGGCACGAACGAGAACATGGAACCGCTGCCCGGTCTCCGGATGGCGTTCTTGCCGAAGACGCTTGCTGAACAACTGAAGGTCAAGACGTCGTACGAGACCACCATCGTGAAAGGGCGGATTGGGTCTGACAAGACAGACGTGTTCCGCATCGGTCTCGGTCGCCCGTCCAAGTCCCTGCCCGTCCTGTTTGGCGACAAGACACCCATCAAGGCACCCAATGACGACGAGGAGTCTCGCACAAACACAAAACGCTGCTCCTTTTTCAGCACGTGGTCAGTCACTGCTCCGGAGGGCAGCAGTCGCACGGACGCGATCCTGTCAAGCATTGACGAGGCGTATTCGACCGGACGCATGGAACCGCTTCACGAACTGGAGTACGTGACCACGTTCCTGAAATGCGAGGTGATTCTCATACACTTGAAAAGTGCTCAGGTGCTGTGTGGTTTCTGGTCGGATGTACTCGGCGCAAACAGTCGCACGATCGCAGTGTTTGTGTCCGACCTGAAAGACCGCGTGGACATACTGGGCAATGTGTCCCGGAAGAAGAATCGCAAGATGTACAAGTCTGAATACACGGTAGACCTTCGAGAGGCGCCGTTCCGCGAGACGTCTTGGCAGACACTGCTCGCATTCCAGAAACAGGCATGCTCCGTGGACATGCCCGTCATGGAAGACGCGCTCAAGGAACTGCGCATCAAGAACAAGACGCAGTATCGTGTGATCCAAGACCCGTTTGACCGCATCCAGGCAGTTCTCGTGCCGGGCGAGGTTCTCCTGCCGTTCCAACCGTCCAATGCCCCGCCTCCGGAAGGCACACTGGGATCTGGGCAGTACGCAGACATTCGCCCCGAGGATCTTCCCGACGGTCGCCTTGCGCGCGAGTTTCTGTCGAACAGCATTCACCCTCGGTTTCGTGTGGTAAGCAGTCTTGCGAATGCGGAGGGGAAGGTTGTGGAGTTGCTCCTCGCATCAGGTCTGCGCGTGCCGATTCGCACCGAGGACGGCGAAGGCAACCATGGTGAGGTCACGGAAACAGTGCGCAGCAAGGGCGAGAGCATGCTCGTGGAAGGTCCGCGCAATGCGGAAGATGTTGCGACCACTGAGAAGATTTCGTACGAGGCAGAGGTGTTTGAATTCCTGATGTTCTCCCTGTCCAAGGACGTTCAGGAGGACGACGACCTGCGGAGTATGATCGAGACCAAGAGCGCAAATCTCTACAAGGGTCTGAAGAAGTGGTTCAAGGAAAAGGCGTATGAGGATACGACCCAGAGTCCGATTGACTTTATCAACAAGGTGCGGACACCCTGCGGTCAATTCACAAAAGAGACGTGCAAACAGTCCTCCCTCTGCGGATGGAGCAAGCACACGTGTCGCATCCGGGTCAAACCCATATTGGATAAGAAATCACTGCTGAATCGCCTTGTAAAGACACTTCGGGACAACGACAAGCAGCGTGCGCTGGTTCTCGATGAGCGTCTGTCTCCCTTTTTCAGCACCGTCCTCTACATGGAGATGCCGCATGAACTGTATATGTCCGTTAATTATTAACGACGCCGTGTCTGGCGACGACGACGACGACGACGGCGAGTCTTCCCACTCGCCACTTGTTTTTGTGCCGCCTTCATCCGCTCAATTGCCTCCTTTGCCCGTTGTTGTTGGACTGCTTGTTGCTGTGCTGCCTGTCTGTTCTTTTCTTCGTCGCGTGCCTTAATACATTCCTTGGGATCGTCAAACTCTGTGACAATAAACCCGTAGCGAGCGTACCGTTCGAGTTCCTTCTTAGTCAGACGCAGTTTCTGACTGATGAGAGTTTTTGTGACAAACCCAAACAATACGCCCGGGAACAACCGCTCGAAAGCAGTGCGTATCTCCGATTCCAGTTGACCACGACACGCTTCCGCGGACGCTAACCATTCATTCATGTACGTGCCAGACAGCAGGTTGTACGAAATGAGACCACCCTTGTCCTTTCTCATCTCGCCCGCGCCATGTATCTTCGTAACGCCGAGTTTGTGTGTAATCGTCTTGTGTATCGACCCAACTTCAAGCGCAGAGAGCACTTGAATTGCCGCAAACTTTCCAGGATCTGTCAAAATCCAACAGTACAGTCCGTCCGGAAGAGATGCCGCGTCCGTGTACACTTCAATGCTGTCCAGGAACTCTTTCGATGCGTCACCCTTTCTTTTGACCAGCACATACTTTTCCCCCTCTTCTGTCTGGACACTGCAATTCATGATGTCCTTGACGCTGACAGCATCATTGAGCGTAGTTGGTGGCACGGGAAACCCCTTTTCCATGCACTCTGACATTGTTCATACAACGTAAAAAATCAATCTGGGTATCCAGTGTGATTTTTTATGATTTTGATAGGTCGTACAAGGAGTCGAACCTTGCTTTCAAGAGTCAGAGTCTTGCGTCTTAACCGATAGACGATACAACCTTGGTCGTACAAGGGATCGAACCTTGGTCTCGGGAGTCAAAGTCCCGCGTCCTAACCATTAGACGATACAACCTTTGTATTCAACAAATGGACGCAGCGCTGGTCGGAGCTCTTATTGGGGTGGGGACTCTTGTTGTTTGCGGCGTCGGCCAATACATCCACACGATATGCACCGCGCAGCCTGAACCCACGCTGAAACCTGTTCTTGTTCGTCGACCTCCTCTTCGACCTGCTCTAAAACACTCGAAAGTTCGAGTGCTGTTCACGCCTTCAGGAAGTGGACCTTCAGGTACTTCTGGAGGTTCAGGTAGGTGACCTCCGTCTTGTCATCCACGCGCAGGAGCTTGGCGAGGACGGCGTTCGGGATGATCCGGCGCTTGAAGGACGGGTCGAAGCAACCGTGCGCCTTCACGTACTCGGACACGTGCTTCGTGACCTGCGTCTGGGAGCGCTTGGAACCCGCCGCCAGGCCCATGAAGGAGCACAGCTCGGGGGACAGCGGGCGCTCGACCAGGAAGGCGTTGTTCGCACGACGCGCCTCCCACGCCTTGCGCTCCTCCGGCGTCATGTCCTCCGGGTTCTTGCGCTTCTTCTTCTTGGAGTCACGCTGCTCCTTCTTGGCGACCTTCGCCGCCTCCTGCGTGGCGCGAACCGCATCGCGGACCTTCGCCGCGAACTCCGTGGACAGCGCCTTCAGCTGCTCCGTCAGCGTCGCGAGCATCGCCTCCGAGGAGAGGACCGGCGCGACAACCGCGGGCACCGCCGGCGCAGCCGTCGTCGGGACGACAACCTCCGCCTTCGCGGGGGTCGCCTTCTTCACAGTCGCCGCCTTCTTGGCGGGGGCGGGGGTCGCCGTCGCAGGGGCAGCGGGCGCGGGGGCAGCAACGGTCTTCGTCGTCTTCTTGTCGGCGGGCATCTTCTTTGACATAACGGAGGACTTGGTGGACTCCATTTTTAACGCGCTTGTTATGATTCTTACGTGCGGCGGTCATGTAAATACTTTTTACTCCGCCGGGTGGGCGCGCGACGATTCTTCTTCCGGAGGGTCTTGCCGCGCTTCCGCCCACCGAGCGTTTTGGACTGCCAATCTATGCCGTACAGTACCCTGTCCTTCGAGTACCCCATCTTCTCGGACCACTTCTTCGCAATCGTGTCGATAGGGTCTCCGGTTACCTTCTCGTACCCCTTCTCGCGCGCTGCCTTCTCAGCATGTGCCGCGAGTTGACTGCCGACGCCCTTGACAGACGAGCAGATGGAGATGATCTCGACCGTCTTCGGTTCACCCGGCGGAGGGAACTGGTTCGCCAGCATGACGTGACCTACAACCTTTCCCGAAGGATCCTTTGCAACAAAAACCATGTTCTCCTTGTCCTGCCGGAGTTTGGTGAGAACCGTAATCTCCTTGATCTGCGGGCACATTTCGAGAAGTTTGCGGACATCTCCAACAGTCTTCGGTTTGAGTTCCTCGATGGTCACCGTAGGAGGTGTCGGTTTGGGCGCAGGTGCTGGCGCAGGTGCTGGCGCAGGTGCTGGCGCAGGTGCTGGCGCAGGTGCTGGCGCAACTTTTTTCCGAGAGAACCAAGACATTGTTCTTAGCAGCGATAAAGTGCGGAGAGGACGGTGAAGGCAAGCACGTACGGCGACTTTGGTTGAAGCAAAATTAGCATGAGAGCGTACGATGCCTGAAGCGCAATCGACTGAGGAGGCGCAGTCCATGCCGTGTGTAGAATTCTCATGCAGTAATGGAGTGCTATCTTGCGGGTCACACTCTTGTCAGAATACGCCACGTACAGATCATCTCGCAACATCCGGAACATGGTCACAATCTCGTTCTTGTTCATGCGAGCAAACGCGAGGGGAGGCAAGTCTCCAAACCCATTGTCGGAAAACAGTTGACACACAATGTTCCAACGACCCAGCAGGCGGTCGTCAGGATTGGAAGACTCGGTCGGAAGGTCAAGTCCGTGCCGCCGCTGATACGCCATCATGGATCGAAGTCGCGTGCGGGTTGCGGGAGTCAGCGGCACCTTGGTATACGGATTCGTTGGAGTCTCCTGGCGAAGGCACCACCGCCACAGGGTATGAAAGTGAAACCACCAGATTTTGCCTCCCTCCTCAAACCCAAAATATGTAAACGGATGCTCCTTCTCTTTTTCTTCACATGTCTCAAGATCTTCGTCGTTTGCAAGGTTGCCTCTCTTGAGTACACCGGGTCCGCCCATCGCAAGTCGTCTGCGCACGAGGAATCCACGGACCAATGATTGGTATTTTGTCAACGATGCGCCGTGTGACGAATGTACATTTGCCCAGAGCATAAGGTTCTCTGCTTTGCAGCGAGCATGGCGTCCACATAAGGTATGACCAAAGATAGCATTTGCGTCGCACTGGTCCTTGGACCCCTTCTTCTTTACCGACGCACACTTCATTGTGTTGTTTCGCGACGATTCTTGAAAACCCAATTCCATGCGGTAAAAACGGATTCTTGTTTTTCAGGAGATAGTACATCATATCAAAATGTCCACCAACGCAATCGTCTCTCAGAGCAACCTCGATGTTTCCAAGATCTCCTTCAGCGACATCCGCATGAACAAGGCGGGCGGTAAGAGCATCCAGATCAAGTTCAACAATGTGCCGCTCCAGATCAAGCTGGACAAGACCACCTACTTTCAGGGTGTGAAGGTGACCGACACGCCGAACGGTACGGCATACAGCATGAAGCTCGGTCTTCGTGGCTGCGACCCGAACGCCAAGGAGCGTGCGGGTGCGGATGCCGGTTCAATCGGCACGCTGTACAACTTCCTCCTCGACCTTCAGGAGAAGGTAATCCAGGAGGGTGTAAAGAACAGCAAGAAGTGGTTCGGCAAGGACCGCTCAGAGTCTCTGGTGCGCGAGACGATGAAGCTCTTCATCGCGCCGTCTGTTGAACTCATCAACGGCGACTGGGTGTCCAGCGGCAAGTACCCGCCGGCGCTCAAGATGAAGGTGCCGGTGTACGATGGCAAGGTCGCGATGGATGTCGTCGACTCCATGGGCAAGCCGGTCGAGGTGGACACGGAGAACCTCAAGACGGTCTTCCCGCCTCGCGTGGACGCCAGCATCGTCGTGGCACCCAGCATCTATGTGACGGGCACGGGGTTCGGTGTCACGTGGCGTGTGAGTTTCGCTCGCGTGTCTCCTCCCCAGCGGATGACTGCCGCGCAGGTGTTCGCAGACGAGATTGACGAGGAGGTCAAGGCGCCTCCGTCGCACTCTGCGGAGGTTGACCTGCCGACGTTTGACGAGGAGGACTCGGTTCCGTATTCCGAGGCACCGTCTGCGCCTGCTGCTCCTCCGACGAATGTAGCGCCTCCGGTGAACCGTCGGCGGAAGGCAGTAGTCTAATCCAAACCGCTGAATCAGTAGGCGGAACATAAACAATCATATCAAAATCCACAAAGAACACTTTTTCCTTGTTGGGGAAGTCCAGAGGCGCGCCCACAGACGCCGCACACGTCTTGCGCAGAGACCGTGTACCGCACGTGGGGCAGGTGTACACCGTAGGGCGCTCAATCACCATCTGCGGGGTCACGATGCGCATGTCGCCGTGCAGGCATTTTTCCAGGAACGCTTCGGGTGTTGTCCAACTCTCGTTAACAAACTTGCTAAACGCCTGCCGCGACAGACGAGACCAGATATCCCCGCGCTGCGTCCACCCTTCCTCCTGGAGAAGTGTCGCAAATTCACATTCATAAAACCAGAGCACCTGAAAGTCTGCGTGGTCCTCCAGCGAATGCTCCGAGCACCCCACGCGCTGAAGGTCCTCGTCGTACAACCAATACACATTCGCGTGGGTGTACCGCGGGTCACGAGATCCACGATACACGTCGCGCCCGTCCATGTTCCACAGGTCCGACACGACATCAATGTCGTTCTCAGTTATGTCACTAGACACGTCCGTATACAAGAATCGCGTCGAGAACATTGTTGCTTCGGAACATTAATCAAACTTGACCGAAACGCAGACATTGTGCGTCTGGACAATCTTCGTGGCAGAGCGGGACAGTTCGTGCCGCTTGCGACGACCGCCCGGCGCAGTCAGAATCGTCGTGGAGCACTCGTCCATGTCGTGCTGGACCGCATCGTAATTGTCCTCGAGGTACTGCAGAACCTCGTCCTCGATCATCCACTGAAAAAAGTTCAACTGACCTACCGTCGTGCTCATGCCCATGAAGTGAATCTTCTTGCCACGGCAGAAGGGGTCGAACATCTTTTTGCTGTACGCCCGCAGGTTGGACTTGTACGACAGGTAGACGATGACGTGGCGACCGTCCTTCTTCGTGAGGTACGAAATGTTGTTCTTCTTCGCGTAATTGGTCACCAACCAATCCAGAAGGCGCAGACTAATTTTAGATTCAGAAGTAATGATCTTGCGGACGCTCTCTAGGACTTCAGGTTTGCTGTAAAACCCAGACAGTCTCTGGAGCACCATCTGCTCTTTGCTTTGGATCTCCATGATGCGTTTAGTCATCTACACCGAAAATGGGTTTATGAGACAAATGGTCGATAGTTGGTCTGGCAGTCTTACGTCGTCTGCGGCACCCCTGAAGAAGATTGCTGGATTTACGGAGACTCTTCAAACAATCGTGGACAGTATGAAGGACAAGATTTCCACGGAATCCCGGATTCTCGAGGGCACCGAGATTCCCGATTACAAACCGCTGGACGTTGCGTGGACACCCGAGCAGATTGAGGCGGCGCAAAAGGCGCTCAAGCCTACGGTGATTGTCAAGGAAGAAAACGAACTTTCCGGCGACACGACAAAGGAGTAGTATGGAAGATGTACTCGCCCAGTGGTTGCTCGACAATCGTCCGTATACTCATCTGCACACTCGTGTTCGTCAATTTCTACTTCTATGTCGTCAACTGGCACCAGGATGTACATACAAGGCGCTTAAGAATCACACCGTAGAGGTCGTGGACAAATTGATGAAGGGAGACGTCGGGCGCCTGTGGATTCGGGACAGGTGCTACGAGCGGGTCCTGCGCCTGTATGGAGCAAACGACCAGCGCACAGACGGGTGGCACGCAAAGCGGGGCGAGATGATCACGGCATCAGAAGTCTACGGCGTGTTCGGGTCAGAGTCTGCGCGTCGCGAGGTCATGATGCGCAAACTGGAGACCCGGAAGGAAGGCACAGGTCCGCCCATCGCAGCACTCGCGTGGGGAACTCGATTTGAACCGATTGCGAAGCGGTTGTACGAGGAGAGGACCAAGTGTAAGATTACGGACGTGTCTTGTGTTCAGCACCCGGTCCACTCGTTCCTGGGCGCGTCTCCCGACGGACTGATTGTGCCCGACGACCCGACAGACATGCGGCGGTATGGGCGTCTCGTGGAATTCAAGTGCCCCATGTCCCGTGTCGAGAAACCCGAGATCCCGATGGGGTACATTCACCAAATGCAAATGCAGATGGAATGCACGGGCATCGACGAGTGTGAATATGTAGAATTCAGATTCAAACAGGTGAACTACACCGAGTGGTCGCGCAGCACGGACGAGAAGGGATGCTTCGCGGTGTACGAAGACGGTCATGTAGTCTACGACGCGACCGAAGTTCCGGAAGACGCTCAGATGATCTATTGGGTGCTGACATCTATCAAACAGGACTTTGTGCCCAAAGACCCTGCATGGTTGCCGACTCACATTGATGGACTGCGCGCGTTCTGGGACGAGGTCTTAGAGCACCGCAAGAACGGCACGCGTCCGGATGAGAAGAAGATTGAGTCGTTGGATCTATGACCTGCATAGAAAGCGACTCCATTTGGACTGTGCGGGAGGCGCATATTTCGCAGTCCACTCGTCGATGGTGTACGAATCACCCATGCTGCGATTGCACCGCGCGCAAATGGGAACAAGGTTGTCAAGAGTCGTCTTGCCGCCCTTGCTCTCGGGCACATTGTGTCCACACTCGTAATCAAACACGTTGATGCGGTTCCGACACCAACTCACTGCGCACTTGTGCTCAAATCTGTGCCCCATCCTCGAAATCCAGACTTGCTCTGCGAGCGCCTTGGGAATCTTCTTTTTCTTGTACGGTTCGCACGGAAGGTCACCAAACTCCATTGAGCATCTACTGAACAAACGCCTTATATTGATTTATTTGGAAGGGTGTCTCCATGCCCACAATCGGTCCCATGCTCGCGGGCGCAGGCGTCATGTGGTTGGTGTACTGCTCGTAGTGAGAATCCTCCGCGGCAACCGTGCGACGAACCTGACTCTTGTCCAGAAACTCGGGTTGGAACTTCTCGATGCGAGAAAAATACAGAACGACGGCAAGGACCGCAAATGCGAGACCCAGAAGTACGACAGGGTTCATTGTTTAGACACAAGCAGAAAAAACGGATGACTTACTCTCTTGAGAAGACATAAGCAATGGAGGACAAGGCTCTCGAAATTCTCCGCATCATGCTCGAGCGTCGCAAGATCAAGACGACACCGCCTCAGCGCCAAGAAGGAGAGAAGGACAAAGATGACCGCGTGAACGTGTTCAAGATTGGCGATGTGCGCGTCATCTTCAGTCAGAAGGACAAGGGTGTTTCAGACCGAGACATTGCAAACTTTGTCGGCGACGGTACCGACCCGCTCACCATCATCGTGTCCCTTGCCAAACCGTCTGAGAACGTGCTCAAGACGATCAAGTCGCATGCCAAGAACCGGGTCCAGTTCTTCTGGATTTGGGAACTGCAATTCGACATCACGACGCACCGCCTGTACCAACCGCACCGCATCCTCAACGAGGAGGAGAAGGCAGCAGTGCTCAAGAAGTACAATGCGAAGCAGGAGCAACTGATGTCCATCGACTCCCAGGATCCGCCGGTCAAGTGGATTGGCGCAGTTCCGGGCGACATCATCGAGGTCCTCCGCCCGAGCGATGTGGCGGGTGTCCGTGTCGTGTACCGCAATTGCGTGGAAGACACAAATGTTGCTTGAAGACAATGACGTACGAACAAGAGGTTGCTCGGTACAATGCGCTTGTTGACGATACGCTTGCTAATCCCCAGAAACTGGACACCAACCTTGCCGAGATTCGCGCAATCAACCAGCGCCTCGCACACATCCTGGACCAGATGCTGACAGACGCACACAACACGCGTGGAACACCCGCGGGCGTGCGAGATGAACTGATTGAAAAACTCCAACGCATCCAGCGGGATTACAATGGACTCCTTCAAAACACAGACAAACTCGAAACACTGCGCCGGATTCGCAAAGGGGAGACTGAGAACTGGTGGGGCAGTCTCGGTCTATACCTTCTTACTTTTTTGATTCTTGCGACAGTCGCCGTGTTTGTTATCATGTTCAAGCGTCAGAAAGTGGACGCAATTCCCACGGCGCCAATGAGCACGGCAGCAAGTCCGAGTTTCATGTAAGGGATCGGATCCGAGGGTTCTTCCTTCACCGCCCGGCGGGTCCGAGTGTACTCATCCTGAAGACGAGGTCCATCCACCTGGATCGCCTTCATGGAATCCCGCATCTTGATTAAATCCGGATTTGCTGTGGAGTAGTCCTGGACGAAGCGCCCGATGGTCTGAGCATTGGTCTCCACCTGCGCCTGGAGATTTGCGACGTGAAGGTCCAACCAGCGTTGGGCGTTTTCGTATGCGGTCTTGAACGCAGGGTTTCCCGTTGCCCGATAATTCGTGTAGTTTGTGCGGTAGAGTTGGAGCGCAGTGTCCACTGGACTCGCCATTACTTCTCTTGTCATAAAACAAAATGCCGGTTCAATCGTACTTTGAGATTGATGAGCCTCGTCACGTAAAACTCACGAGCAGCGCGTCTGACCACACGCGTGCCGTCCGCCTGCTTGCGACTGCTGCGCCGTACATTCAGAGCGGAAAGGTTATGGGTGCGCCCACACTGGGGTGGAAGTCGCCCGCGCTGGATGCGCAGGTCCGGACGATTGCGCCCATCTACGGAAAACTCAACTCTTTTATCCCGAACCGTAAGTAATGGCAACGTGTCCGTCCGATTTTGAAGCAACCGCCGGACAGCGGTGTCGTGTAAAATGCCCGACAGGATTTATGTACAATGCGGGTCGCGGAACCGAAGAATGCGTTAGCAGCACGAACGAACGGTACAGAGTCCCGGTCGCCAGCGGTGGTACGACCGCGGAAATCAATGCGGCGCGCACAGCGTTCCAGACAGCGTTTGCCGCACTGCAGACGAGAATGGACGCAGAGCGGACACTGACGTCGCTGTCCGGTCCCGCACGAGAGAATGCCGAGTTGGTGGGTCGTATCGAGTCCACTGCAGCAAACGTCCGGAGTATGCGCGAGACGTCCGACAGTCTGACACCGCTCCGCCCTCCGACACAACCTTCGTCAGACATTGAGATGGAGCGCAAAAAGATACTCAGTCGTCCCGGGACAATCAACCTGCTGATTGTTCAGATTGCCTTGTTGATCGTCTCCCTGTGTCTGGTGGTGTACATCGTCCTCCCGGCAAGCATTGCTCACTATGCCGCATTTCTCATCCTGAGCGTGGGAATAGCAGTTGGAATCTTTCTGGCCAACTGATAATGGGAGCAAGGTGTCCGCAAGGGTTCCAAACAAGTCCACTGACTCCGTTTTCATGCGTGAAAGAATGCCCGAGAACTGACGGATTCCGCGTTGCCACTAGACAGAACCTTCCGGTCTGCGAATACACGTCCCGACCTGACGTCTTCTTCGCGTTGCGACCCGCAGGAGGAATGCAATTAAGGGACAATGAACCAACACCGACGATGGCAGAAATCCGGACACGCTTCCCAGCAAAATACACCGAGTACACTGCTGCAGAGACAGACTTTACGGAGAAGAAGGCAATTGCGATGTCGAGTGTCGCGCGTGACATTCAGATTGCGGACGCGTTCCGTGCGCTTCAGACCGCGGAAGGTGTCCGTGACACGGCACCCCAGGCGTACCAAGACGCGCGGACTCGGTACTACACGCTGGTGAACGGCGAGGCGTGGGTGGAAGGCGAGAAGGTGCGCATCAACCGTGCCGAGGCAGACCCGCTGGTTGCGCGCTACCGGACAGCAATTCAGGACTCTGAGGCACAGCGTGTCAGTCAGCAGCAAACCATGACCGTCATGCGGGGCGTGAAGGACAAGGTTCTCGCGATGAAGGACGATTTTCAGTACTCGGTCCAGACATTTGGCAAGCAGATCGACTCGCTGAAGAACCAAATCAACATTGAGAGCAAGCAGCGCGTGGCAACAGAGCACGCCGCAAAGTCGTGGATGGACTCCATCATGAATTACATCCTGACTGCGCTCCTGGTTGTCTTTGTGGGTGTCCTCGCCCTGAAGGTGTACCGCCTGCGGTCTGCTGCGGCATCGACCGCGGTTCTCCCGGGCATAAGATAATTGCCGAAGAACTCAATGGAGATTCAGGACTCTCGCACCGTTTTAGATTTTCAGAAAACTACCTTCTGCGGACACGTCCGGTCGCATGTTGTAAAGGTTCTCCTTCAGAACATTCAACTGGGTCACGCAGATTACTCGTGCTACTGGTCTCTGGAGTTGCTGTGCTCTGGACTCGTTCACACACTTTGGATGACGCTGTTCGAAGGTGCGGCACTCCACATAAACCGCGCACAACCGAATGTGTTTTTGTACCTTGCGGACGCGTTTGAGAAATATGCGCCGCTGGAGCACGCGCACACCACGACAACCATGACCAACTTGCGGAACAACCCAGACGCCCGCCGTATAATTTGTGAGGTTGCCGCGACGGTTGCAATGTGCCGCAAGAACAAGTTGCCCGCACTGCCCGGCATCAAACCTGTCCATGATTTCGATCCGGTCACCCTCCAGGAGTCTATCAAGGCACCGTCTGCAATCTTTGGAAAAATGGTGCTTCGTAAGGACGACCCGCTCTCTGTCGCAATTCCTATGAACGAATTTGTCTACTGCCTGCGCCCGGATGTCCGTGACGTTGCGCGGTCTCTGTACTGGATGTCGTGGGTGTATGCGTACTGCCGCGAGCACAAGAAACAGACCAAACAGACACTGGTGTTCGCCGACCGCCACGACGAGTTTGTGAAGCACACGGATGCGCATCACGTGGTGTGGATTTTCTGGGACGCGGTTCGCAAGCAAGCACCCGCGGTTGTGAAACCGTACATCGATACCCTCTACAAAATGTACTGTATGCGGTGGTCGTCCTCGGACGCGAAATCTAGACAGTCGTTGCTGTCGTGCGCAGTGGTTCTCGTGTGCGAAGGGTTCTCGCTGGACACGGCGCCCGTGACAAGTCAAACCCTCGCGGTGTCCAATGTACTTCAAGGCATTCCCGCGTGGATCGACGCCATCACTCGCATGCAGAAAAGTTTTAGTTCGTAAAAGATACAATGCCTAGTTTCGCCGTGAAAAAGACTGCCACGCTCCAAGCGGTCCTTCTCTTCTTCAT